TCTTGCTTAGCCTCTTGCTTAGCCTCTTGCTTACCTTGTTCAATGCCTTGTTGTTTAGCGGCTTCTAGTTTTTTAGCTGCTCTCTCTTTTTCCGGCCCGTGTATATCGTATGATTTGCCATTGTTAACTGCCCAAACAATAGCCCCTAAAATATTTTCCTTTGTTCGCGTTGCTAACAAAGTATTTTCCGCTAGCATTGCCTTGATTTGTGCCCGATACGGACATTTCGACTTACCGCCAACGTCAAATTTAACGCCATGTTTGTGCAAGTCTTTAATCATGGCATTGATACGTTTCAAACGTTCATTTTTATCAGCTTTAATTTGTTTTTGATCGTTTTGCAACGCGCTTATTTTATCTTTGAGGGCATTTATTTCACTCTCTTTTTCTACTAACGCCGTGTCGTTGCCATTCATTGCGAATAACTCGCGTATTATCATTGACAATTCTCTTTCCGCGTTGAACGCGTTTAATTGATTTAATTCTACAATCGATTTAGCTGTATTTTTCATTGTCTTAATCTCTATAAAGGCGCCGCTTTAAATTCCCCACGTGGGGAAAAATCAGGAAAGCGGGTTAAATCCTGAATTCACGGCCAATTATACGCTACTTAATACTATTGTCAACTATTTTATACGACAAAATAGAATTATTTTTTATTGCGCCATCACGCTCTCACGCCATCACGCTCTCACGCCTCACGCCTCACGCCTCACGCCTCACGCTCTCACGCTCTCACGCTCTCACGCTCTCACGCTCTCACGCCTCACGCTCTCACGCCTCACGCCTCACGCTCTCACGCTCTCACGCTCTCACGCCTCACGCCTCACGCTCTCACGTATTGCCTTATAAATCAATCACTTAGTGAATACTTAATAGTGAAAATGACTAAAAAGCCTATAAAAATCAATCACTTAGCACCCCCCAGTCTACCCAGTACCCCCTTTTTACCAAATAGGCGCGGTGTCCCCTATATCTCTAATTTACACAAATACCCCATAGAAATTTAGATTTCAAACTACCTAGTAACCTCACACCGCGTAAGAAAATAAGACCACATAACAACCCACCCAAAATATCTGTTGCATCTACCCCCAGTACCCGTCATAATAAATTTAAGCAACTTTGCTTAGGGTCCCATCCCCCAGTGGGGGTATATATTAACGCATCTGACCGCCGCGCTTATGGAAGAACAATTCGAAATACAACCTGCGATAAACGATCCCAGTGAATATAAGCCTATGCTGGCAAATGCTAGAGAGTGCTTTTCGCTTAACGTTTCGTTCCTTGAGAGAATGGGCTTTGATTTGCCTGAGCCTACGCCAGAGGAACGCCGAGAAGCGATGCAGATATTTCACGCCGCGCCAACAGCCCCAGAAAAACCTCGTACGCTCGGTACGGCCATTGTGCTTGAGAAGATGCTCGCCAAGCATGATTATGTTTTAGATGACCCTAGCAGTAAGATGCGTAATTATGTTGTGTTTAAGCTGTTTGAACACGCCGAAAGCGACGACCCCAAGATAAGCCTAAAAGCCCTAGAATATCTGGCAAAATCCTCAGAAGTGGGGCTATTTTCGGATAAAATTGAGGTAAATATCACGCAAAAAACAACCGTCGAGCTTGAATCAGAGCTTACGTCACTTATCAAAAACATATCTAACCGTCAAACTATTGACGCTGAGTTCACCCGCGTATGACAAATGACATTCAAAAAGCCTTGCATTATCACGAGGCTGTTAGTAAAAAGAACTTTGCTTTGGGTACGCGAATCGTTTTAGAGAAGCTAGATGGGTGGTATTGTTACATAGACTGCATTGACGGCAAGTGGGACGAGATTAGGTCGCGTGTGCATCGGGTTATCCCCTCGCTAAGACACCTAAGTGAGCGTTTTGCTGCAAGTCCGCCGCTTAATTTTAATGGCCGTTTGATTTGTGAGGTTATTATTCCTAGCGAGCCGTTTCATATTGCTAATGGTATCCTAAACAGAAAAGACGAGATTGCTAAAGACGCGACGTTAGTTGCTCATGATTTGGTATATTTCGACTACACCTACGGTGCTTATGAGCGCCGGTACTCTACCATGATGTTTGCTTGCAACACGGTAATGCAGTTTTTAAATACTGACGGGGTTAGGCTAAGCCTTGCGCCTATTTTGGCAATTATAGACGACGAAGATAAACTCTTTGCTATTGCGCAGGATGTTATGGCACGAGGTGGTGAAGGGGTTATTGCTAAAGATGCGAAAGCGCCCTATTCGTTTGGCAAGCGTAACGCGGACATTTTAAAGATCAAACAGAAAGTGACGCTTGATGTGCTGGTTAGCGGGCTTGAGTCAGGTAAGGGTAAATATGCAGGTTCAGTGGGGGCGTTAATTGTCCAGCGCAAAGATGGCAAGACGTTTACTGTGTCAGGCATGACAGATGAGCAAAGAGCTGCTTGGCTTGAGTACCCAGAGGCGATAATAGGGAGCGTTGTTGAGATTGAAGGGATGTTAGAGTTGCCTAATGGTGCGCTGCGCGAGCCTAGATTTAAGGCTATTCGACACGACAAAACAAAACAAGACATCGACTAATGGACGAGAAAGCCATAAAACAAGCGATGAAGCTTGCTACACCTGACGAAAAGCGTCGAATTTCTAAGATGCTCGAGGAGTTGCGTCGTAGAGAGTTGCGTGAGAAAGCGCAGAATGACTTTATGGCGTTTGTGGAGTATATCTGGCCTGACTTTATTAACGGTGCGCACCACAAGCGAATGGCGAATATTTTTGAGTCTGTGGCTAACGGTGAGCGCAAGCGAGTGATTATTAACCTCGCACCGAGGCATTCCAAGTCAGAGCTATCGTCCTATTTGCTTCCTGCGTGGTTATTGGGTAAGTTCCCTAAGAAAAAGATTATGCAGATTTCCAATACATCCGAGCTTGCAGAAGGCTTTGGGCGTAAGGTGCGTAACTTAGTGGGAAGCGACGAGTACCATGAGATATTTCCTGATGTAGACCTAAGACAAGACTCGAAAGCGGCGGGGCGATGGAACACGAACCATGGAGGCGAGTATTTTGCTGCTGGTGTGGGTGGAGCGCTGGCTGGGCGAGGAGCTGATATTGCCATAATTGACGACCCCCATACGGAGTCGGAGGCTCTAGCGGCGCAGTATAACCCTGCTATTTACGATAAGGTGTATGAGTGGTACACGTCAGGGCCGCGTCAGCGGTTGCAGCCTGGAGGGGCAGTAATCGTAGTTATGACACGCTGGCATCTTAGAGATTTGACGGGACAGATTATTCGGTCAGCGGCTAAAAATAACAGCACTGACCAGTGGGATGTAATTGAGTTTCCCGCTATTTTGCCTTCAGGCAAACCGCTATGGCCTGAGTATTGGAGCCTTGAAGCCCTTGAAGCTGTTAAAGAAGAGATTCCCAACGCTAAGTGGCAAGCGCAGTATCAGCAAAACCCAACGTCTGAAGAAGGGGCGTTAATTAAGCGTGAGTGGTGGCGTGACTGGGAACGAGAGAACCCACCTGCCAATATAGACTATATTCTCATGTCTTGGGATACCGCTTTTGAGAAGCATAACAATGCGGACTATAGCGCCATGACAGTGTGGGGCGTGTTTCAGTATGATGGTGACGATGGGATTAAGCGACCTAATATTATCGTGCTTGATGCAGTTAAGAAGCGCGTAGAGTTTCCAGAACTCAAGCAGTGGGCAATTGAAGCCTATAGAGAATGGAACCCAGATGGGGTGATTATTGAGAAAAGAGCGTCTGGAGCACCGCTTATTTATGAGCTTCGGCGCATGGGCATACCTGTGCAAGAATATACACCCACAAAAGGGAATGATAAAATATCGCGTGTGAACAGTATTGCGGACATATTTGCTTCAGGGTTTGTATGGGCACCGCAGACACGTTGGGCTGAAGAACTCATTGATGAGGTGGCTTCTTTTCCTTCTGGAGAGCATGATGATTTGGTGGATACCGTCAGTCAGGCGCTTATGCGCTATCGGCAAGGTGGGTTTATCAAAACGCTAAACGATGAGGAATATGAAGAACAGACCTATTCTCGCAGAAGACGACCCTATTACTAACAATATTGAGGCATAAATATGGCAATGACACAACCCATGTCACCGTTTAACTTAGATGACGAAGACGAGCAACCCATCGAAATTGAGATTGTTGACCCTGATACAGGCGAGCAGTTGTATATGTCGCACAGTGAGAGCACTGAGATTGGTGAAGTACCTGAGTTTGATGCGAACTTAGCGGAGTATTTAGACGATAGCTACCTGTCGTCGCTAGCCAGTGACCTTGTGCATGACTATGAGAACGATAAAAACTCACGAAAAGAGTGGGAAGATACCTATAAAGACGGCTTAGAGCTACTTGGGCTTAAGTATGACGACAGAATGGAGCCTTGGCCTGGGGCGTGTGGGATAAATCACCCACTGTTGCTCGAAGCGGTGGTACGGTTTCAAGCGGAGATGATTACGGAGACGCTGCCTGCTACAGGCCCTGTGTATGCGGAGATTTTTGGTAAGCAAACACCCGAAAAACAAGCGGCGGCAGACCGTGTAGCGGCTGATATGAACTATCAGATTATGAAGAAAATGCCTGAGTTTAGAAACGAGCAAGAACGCACGTTTTGGGCACAAGCTTTAATAGGGTCAGCGTTTAAGAAAGTTTATTTTGACCCATCACTGGGTCGCCAAACCAGCGTATTTATCCCCGCAGAAGACTTTGTTGTGTCTTATGGCACGTCAGACTTGGCAAGCTGCCCAAGAGCAACGTATGTGATGCGTAAAACGCACAACGAGCTGCGTAAACTGCAGGTATCTGGGTTCTATAAAGACGTTGAAATCGACAAGCCAGCGCGTCAAACAAACAAAATACAGGACGCGAAAGACCGAGAAGGTGGCTATTCTGCTCTCTACGATGACCGCCATATCCTGCTTGAGATGATGGTCGACCTTGACCTCGAAGGGTTTGAAGACCTTGATGATAGCGGTGAGCCAACAGAAATCGCGCTACCTTACGTTGTGACGATTGAGAAATCGTCTATGGAAATCATAGGTATTCGCAGAAACTGGCGTGAAGAAGATGAGTTAAAAACCAAAAAGCAATACTACGTTCACTATCCGTATGTACCTGCCGATGGGTTCTATGGGTTTGGGCTTATTCAAATTATTGGTGGGTTTGCTAAAAGTGCAACAGCTATTGTTCGTCAATTAGTTGACGCGGGTACACTCTCAAATCTTCCAGCAGGGTTTAAGACGCGGGGTATGCGCGTACTGGGTGACGATACACCTATCTCGCCAGGTGAGTTTAAAGACGTTGATATTCCCTCTGGTGCACTAAAAGACAACATTCTGCCGCTGCCTTATAAAGAGCCTTCTGCTACGTTGTACCAACTACTACAAACAGTGGTGGATGAAGGGCGTCGCATGGCGTCTGTAGCAGACCTTAAAGTGGCCGATATGAACGGTCAAACCCCTGTGGGTACGACGCTAGCTATTTTAGAGCGTACGCTTAAGGTAATGTCAGCAGTACAGAGCCGTGTATATCACGCGCTTGATTTAGAGTTGAAACTGCTTGCGGATATTATCAAAGATTCTGGGGACGAAGGGTACGATATTGTCTTTACTGACGATAAACCCCACAGCCGCGCGGAAGACTACGGTAATGTTGAGGTAATGCCTGTTAGTAACCCTAACGCATCAACGATGGCACAGCGTGTCATGCAGTATCAAGCAGCGGTTCAACTGGCGCAACAAACACCACAGATTTATGACTTGGCTAATTTGCACCGTCAGATGCTCGAAGCGTTGGGTATTGAGAATGTAGAGTCGCTCATCCCTGCAAGTAAAGAAGCTAAGCCTACTGACCCCGTGTCAGAAAACATGAATTTGATGAAGGGAACTAAGGTTAAAGCCTTTATTTTCCAAGACCACATGGCACACATGACCATTCATACTAACCTGTTAAACGACCCAAAAATGGCGCAGGCGTTCCAAAATATGACTAACGGTCAGCAGATTCAAGCGGCTATTCAGGCGCATATTATGGAGCACGCGGCGTTCCAGTATCGGTTAGAGATGGAGCAGATGATGGGTGTTGAGCTGCCTAAACCTGACGAAGAAATTCCACAGGACATGGAGGTGAGTCTAAGCCGATTACTTGCACAAGCCTCAGATATGTTGCTCAAAAAAGACCAAAATGAGGTGGCACAGCAACAAGCACAGCAACAAGCGCAAGACCCTGTCATTCAGATGCAGCAAAAAGAGCTTGAAATTAAAGAGCTTGAAGTGAAAGGTAAGCTTGATATTGAGCAGAAAAAGATTGATTTACAAGAGCGCGTAGCAGTGCTCAATGCGAGTGTTAAAAGTGATGAACTCGCGGCTAAACACGCAATCAATTTAATGGGTGCAGAACAAGCCATGGAGCAGATGCAGATGGCGCAAGCAGTAAAAGAAGCCCAATTAGAGCAACAAGCACAAGCTCAGCAAGCTCAGCAAGCACAGGCACAACAGCAGTTAGCACAAGAGGCTCAAGCACAGGCGCAACA